TTCCCCGCATTTCTTTGACCTGTGAGCTTCCCCACATTACTCCGACCTGTGAGCTTTCCCACATTTCTTTGACCTGTGAGCTTTCCCGCATTACTCCGACCTGTGAGCTTCCCCACATTACTCCGACCTGTGAGCTTTCCCACATTTCTTTGACCTGTGAGCTTTCCCGCATTTCTTTGACCTGTGAGCTTTCCCGCATTTCTTTGACCTGTGAGCTTCCCCACATTTGCTCTATGAGGGTATTTCCCAAAATATAATCAACTTTACTTCCTTTTAAAAACCACCTTCCTTCTTTAATTTCCTTGACTTCTTTATCAATAAGAAATCTTTCCTGCCACCATTTTTTTAAAATCTTCTGCATTTCAACCAAAGCAAACTTCTCACTAAACCATTCCGGCTTAAAATCCTGGTCAACTTGTAACTGCCAGTTTTTTAAATCGTGATTAAAGATATTTCCATCAATCGGCACGATTTCAACACGGACAAAATTAGGATTAGTAGTATTATCTTTTAATCCTAACTCCTTAATCATTTCCTCGTGGGAATCATAATCCAATGGCATAAAAACTTTATCTTTTAACACTATCGCACTCTTAATTTGACACATCTCAATCCTCCAAATTTAGGCGGTTATTCTTCCGATACCGCAAAACGGATTGAAACATTATTTAACTTCTAACTTCTTAAACTCCACAATCCGAGCCTTTAACTTGCCCGGTTGTTCAACATTGTTGCGGTCAGTCCAGGGCTTGTCTTGTTGATGTTCCACACGCCCAGAAACAGTATGCCCCTCAACATCTTCTTCCGACCAGTCATAAACACCATCTTCTCCGGCAGGACAATCGCAAGCCTTAAGTAATTGCTTTAAAAACCATCTTTTGCCTTTTTCAGCGACTAAATAGACATCTGTTCCTGTTCCATAATCTTCGGTAGAAACTACCTTTACCAAGAACATCTGATTCCCCTGTTTGCTCATTTTTTCTTCAACCTTGACAATTTCAAAATCGTGCCAACCGTCGGACATCTCAAAAATTACCTTATCTTCTCCGTTCATATCGTGTTGATATTTTCCCATCTTTATTCTCCTTTTCTTAATATGGTTAATAATTTTTTATCTTTGTAAATTCCGAGGCATTGTGTAAATATACCCCAAGCGATTAACAATTTTTCCTCATTGATTTCCTCAAGGTTATAAGCAATCTTGTCTTTCGCCAGAGCCAAGATATAGGCTTTTTTGATACTCGCCTTGTGCGTTTCGTTGTAAAGATAGACATAAGCCGCCACCTGTATTAAATACTCGTCATAAATCGGCGGTTTGATGTCGTCTTTAGCGTTGCCGGATTTCCAGTCTAAAACTACTTCCTCACTATCATTACCAAGACAATCAAGAGTGCCGTTTACTTTTAACCCCTCACTTGTCATTTTTATTTCTGCCTTTTGAAGTTTTATCTGCGGACATTCTTTTTTAAAGAGCATAAAACTTTTTAAGGCGTTGGTAATTTCAGCAGGATATTGAGTATCAACCTTGAGGGTGTTTAACTCAATATGCGACTGGATAGCTTCGTGCAACTGTGTTCCTATTTCTTTTGCCTTTGCACTCTCGGTCTTGATAAACTCCGGCGTGTTCATTTTAAACCACATCTCAAGGCCGATTTTCCGCATAACATCAATTACCTGCGTTACACTCGGATAATCGTTTTCGTAATTACGCTTGCGGGGCATCTTTAACCTCTCCCTCTGGCGTAATTTCGATTGCTTCTTTAACTGGTTCTACCGGGAGTGCCTTGATATTTTCTACTTCTTCCGGTGTGTAAGCTGTAACAATATCAGCGCAGAATAATCTTGCGCCATTAGATACTGCTCTTGCAAAAAGCATATTGCGCGGATAGTTTTTCCAGACTTCTTTGTTGACTATCCCCGCTTTAGCCGCGTCTTTGATTGAGAAGAAGCTATCGCCAATTTTCTCCTTCTTTCCGTTGATCTGAAAAAACGAGATAGCGCATTCTTCATTATCAAGTTTGTCAATATGGTAGTCATACTTGCCTGACTTCTTGATAAGGGCGGCGATCAGCTTTGCCTGTAATGCTACCTTGCCGTTGACCATATAAATATCGGTCATAGATTGCAAAGGTGATAATCCCAACTCACGCCCGGCAAGTATTTTGACTACGGCCTGCGCCTGACTCTTTAAATCGGGAAACATCCCCGATTTTACAAAAACATCACCTAAACTCATTGATTCTGCTAACTCTTTTGATAGTGCTAACGATTTTTCTTCCATTTTCATTCTCCTTTTTTATGTCCAAAATGATATTTTCCACAAAACTGACATTCATAGATGTCTAAACTATCTGTAACAATCACTCCCCTTTTCTTTGCGTGTTTCAAGAAATTAACCGCCGATTTTATAGATTTAAATGGGCGTTTCCTTTCGCAATGAAAAGACTTAAAAACTTCCTGATTCAATTTTGCTCCTTTCTTTCGGTTCTTAGTTCGCACTCTTTTTTTCTCATTGTGCATAACCGGCAAAGCATAGCGTCAAACTTTCCCTTTGCTCTTAGGTTCTTACAGATTTCCTTATTTACTGCGGTCAACTTAATCACCTCCTTACGGCAACCAATTTCTCTTTTTCTTGTCCTTTTCAATTAACTTTCCCCGCTCCTGCATTACCGCCCCATAATCAGCCAGAGATTTATCTGACTTGACTATCTTGAATTTACGCCAGGGGTGATTGCGAGAAGGCTTCATATTATTCTTCTCTTTCTGGGTGGACATCATTGGCTGTATGTTTATCTTCTTCATATTCCTGTTTTGATAGCCAAACAAAATATCGTTCCTTAATTAACTTTAGGCGTTTGCGTTTAGTCATTTAACTACCCCCATTATTAAGATTTCTTGGCAATCCTCGCAAAATACCACCCTTAAATCCGGCGCATTATTATGAGTTTCCTTAATCACTTCATTAAACTTTTTATGCCCAGAATGGCGCAAGAGCCAATTTTTAGGAGATATTTTGGTTGGTTCGAGTTCCTTATCGTTAAATATCACTTTGACCTCGCTAATTGTGTTCTTCTTATGTCTATGTGTGTCCAAGTCGCATAAACTTTTGTCCAAGTAAAACCGCATTGTTTAGCAAGTCCGGCTACCGTTGTTGGGGACAATCCCCCGATCTTGATGTCAACAGCGTTTCCATATAGATGTTGACTTTGCTTCGCACCGCCAATCGAACGGTTATGTATCAGGCAACGATAGCCGGAAGTAATAATGATTGGGCGATTAACTTTGTTGCGTAATTTCTCAAGGGCTAAAATTAACTCGATATTAACCTTACATTCCTGACAGTGATGACAAGCTAATTCTGATTTTTTAAAATGTTCGGATAATACAATCTCTGCGTGCGCTCTTACTGCGAAAAACATTATTATTGCCAAGATTAAAATTACTCCAATGAAGAAAGGAATAAATTTTGGTAGTTTAGGCTTTGGTGGATAGTAATAATTATAGAGGGGCATATTCATTTTATTCCTCCTCTCCGTTTGTCCAAACAAGGAGTATTCCTAAAAAAGTTACGATAATCAAACACCAGAAAATTACACCGGAGGAGCAGAGAAACCATTGAAAAGGTGTAAGGTGATTCATATTAGACCCCCCTCTTAGGGCAGATATTCTTATTAAAGCAATCCTTACTTACTCTATTATTCAATCTGCCCTTATCTTGAATAATTTCGCTCATAAGATATACATCCATAAAAATAACGGCGGCCGCTTCGGGGTGAAAGCGTGGCAATATAGTCATCCGCATCATTTATTTTCTGAAAGTGCTGATGCTTGCGGATATCGCTCTCAAGGGGTGAATGCGCGCTCGCAGTTAAAAGGAAGTGGCAAGGGGTCTGCGAGGACAAAATAATAGCACGCTGATAAGGCGTGCTTTCTTCCCTTGCCACTAAATTTTTCTCTATCCTCGCAGACTTTTGTATCATTTTTTCTCCTACAAACAAAAAAACTCTGCCTCGATATTATTCGAAACAGAGTTTAAAATTTGTCTTATTCTTATTGCTAAAGCGTTGTAAAAAGAAAAAACGAAAGTCAACAAAAAGTCAACTCTCGCTTTAAAAAAACTACTTAATAGTTGCTTCCCGACGAGTTTCGCCGAGATATAGTATAGGGATTTCATAGTTATCAGTATATAAAAGAAAAGTGATTTTGTCAAGGAAAATTTTACCCCTTGCCAAAGCCGCTTATTTTCCAACTGTTCTGGTGATTCCTTAAAATCTTTGGTTTTCTCTATAATTTTCATCTGATTAAACACCTCAATAAACTTTTGGTGATACTTCTCCGGCATTTTGCATTGACCTTTTAATATCGCAGTAAAAAAGTTAGGCTTTAGTCCTATTTCCCTGGCGATCTGAATTAAGGAAAAACCGAAGTATTTCTTTATATACCAACTGCCGTATTTAGCCCTTAATTCATTCAAATAGCTTAGTTCTCGTTGAATATCATTTTTTTCTGGCATAATGATTTCCCTTATTATGGATTATATTGTGTTCACTTCTAGTCATTACTTGTAAATTTTCTAATCGGTTATCACTTCTATTACCGTTTATATGGTGGACAACTTCGTTTTTTGTCAAAAGTCTTCCAAGATGTCTTTCCATTATAAGGCGATGTTCTCTGATATAACCTGATATAGTAGGATTTTTATAATCAAGTTTTTTTCTAATAAAATATCCTACATGTTTTATTTTCGCATTTCTGTAAATAAGTCTTCTTATTTTTTGACCACATGAATAAGAACAACAAAATCCTAAACCTTTTCTTATTGTGTCTTCGTCTGCAAAAAATTGATTTCCACATTCTCGGCATATCAGAATCCTACCATACTGCCTTTCAATTTTTCCACCTTTCCTAACATATTCTACATAACATCTTTTATCTTCAGCGAATTTTATTCTTTCATTTAGTATCATTATTGACTCCTAATTTTCATTGAATATCCACGGAAATTGCCTCCTGACTGTATTCTTTACCGCTTCTTTGATATGCCTTACCGAACGCCTTTCATATAAACTCCCGGCATCCTTAACCCTGTCATCATTTAACCCAAAAGAACGATTAAAATCAAGGATTAAATCTCTGACTACCGCAGTATCGGTCTTGCCAAGCAAATCGCATTTCTTACAAAAATAATCTGCTTCGTTGACTTCTAAATCGTAAAACTTACGGATAAACTCCCGGCCATAACGCATTTTAGCCTTACGAGCCTTGCCGTTGATTATTACTATTTGACCTTCCATTTCTCTCCTTTTCCCCTCCAGAAAAAGCAGACCCTTTACAACCTTCTTTTTGCCTTACAATTCGGGTTCATTAAAAAACACTCTACCGCATCTTGAATAATGCTTGAAGGCCTTTTGTTCGGATTTTCTAAGCAATATACCGCTAACTTCTTGTCTATTTCTTTCTTGAAACGAACCGCGTGCGGTTTTCCATATTCACTTGCCCTCGGTTTCTTTACTCCCTTTTTAGATACCATATTCACCCCCCTGTTTACTCAAGTATAACACGAGTAAACAAATTGTCAAGTATTTTTTCTTAATTATTTTTACCACTCCTGTAAGTGCCACTTTATAGGCTTTTTTATCGTCGGAGAGTAGCTTCCAGAGTTTTCTTGAAATGAATGAATAGGATAGTTTTTTATTGGGGAAGTGTTTTTTGACATCATCATACATACGCTTTCTTATTGCCATAACTTCTTTGTCTGCACGAAAGGAATAATGATGTATTTTCTTGGAGAACATAGCTGAATTTAATTTATAACAGGCGGGAAAACTTGTCAATACTTAAAATGTAGCACAAATTTATTTTATTACGGAGATAACATCTTGCACATCATAGGCGAGGATATAAGTTATTCCCGAAGCTATGCAGTATTTTTGGAAGGTTATTTGTTCGGGGGATTGTTTGTTTTTATTTGCTTTACACTCAATAAAGTAAATTTTATTCTGGTAAAAACATAGAATATCCGGCATACCTCGCATAGTGTAAGGGTCAAAACAAAATACCCTTCCGCGCTTGACACCCATTGTCTTTGTTTTGCCGAAATATCCACCAATCGCACGGAGATATTTTAATATCTGAAGTTGGATGTCTTTTTCAAGCATAATAAAAATAGCCGAAAGGTAAAGGCTTTTCTCATCCTTGTTAGGCGTTTAGTCGTCGCCCTTTCGGCTATTCCTTAAATAACCCTGCCCAAGGCTTAATCGTCATTAAGCAGTCAGACAGGGAGTAAATATTTATCAACTTTTTAATGTATAATCGGCAGTTTTTTGAGGCACAGAGCCAAGGTAAAACTGCCAAACCTAAATTAAGAAAACTATACTTGCCAGAGAAGCGCCTATAAATGGCTCTATCAGCCAATCCGGCGCTTTTAAGGCACACAAAGAAGCCCCAATCCCAAAATTTAAGGCTAAATAAGCCACCATAGCCCATAGGTGCATATATCCAAAGGCAAATAGCCATACGGATACAAGAGCCACAATAAGCCCCCAAACGCCCCTAATTAGCCACCCTTTGCGGAAGATAAGCCCTAGAAATGAGGGTTTAGTGTCGTTTGCGTCCGGCTCGCCATAGCCGATTGGGATAGTAATTCCAAGCCACGCCCCACAAGGAAAGAATAGCCACCATTTGCAGAATATACCTATATATAGGGCAAGTAGAATGGGAATGCCGATACGCCGAAACATCTTATTTCCCCAAGACCGCCCGCCAAGCCAAAAGAGAATAGCGCAGACTATTATTATTCCTATCTTTAGCCAAATCATTTTTTTACCTCTACCTTTTTCTCTACCTTATCCGGCTTCCTAAAAGTGTCATATCGAGCACAGCCACCCACAAAAAAGTGAGGCTCAAACGAGTAAAAATTCTGGTCATTATTAGCCTTATATCCTTCTGCTTTCTGGGTCATTTTAACCCCTATGCCTACTGTTAAGGCAAGGATCATAAGAATAGCGCCAACAATACCGATAATTTTCCAATACATTATTTGATTACCCCCTGATTTTTAAGTTGCTTGTAGATAACCTCAATAATCAAGTTTATATCACTACTACTCACAGTTAACATCTTCGATACCGCATATTTTTTTATGTCATCGAAAGCCTGTTGCCTCTTAGCTTCACTTGTCAGGTCAGTTGCCGCAAGGGTGGTAATACTGTTAGTCGCAATATCCTTTAGTTTCTCTAAGAGTATCTGGAATGCTGTGTTAAATACTGCCGCAAATATCGGCTTGAGTGTCCTGAATACCTTTAGAAATAAATCGCTGATAAATTTAAACATTATGTTTATCCTTTTCTTCTGGCTCGTCTGTCCAGATGTTCTTTATTCCTTCAAAAAATCCTGTTCTTTCTCCTGATAACTGGTCTAATTGTGAAAGGGGTATGCGAAGAATTGGATAAATCAAAGTAAGTAAAACTTTACCTGGTATTTTTAGGAGTTTCATTTTACCTGCTCCTTTCCGTTTGCTCTATCGCCTCTATTAAAATAACTTATGAACACCATAGATACTATGCTGATTGTAGCGTCAACCGGCATAATTTTTGTAACCGAGCAGTAAGCGAATACTATGCCGCAGATTACAGTTAATAAATATCTACCGGAAGCCATTTTCGACAATATGCTGACTAAAAATTCTTTCATACCCACCTCCTTTTTAGTTTAAATTTAATCATAATCCAAATCAATCGTATAAATCCGATAACTTTCTGGCATAAAGTATATTTGTATGGCATCAACTAAAATCCCTTTTTAATTCCACAAAAGTTTTATCTTCTGCCCGATATTTAATAGCGTCTTTTCGATAGACATAACTACACCCTATCCCGACACACACAACCTCGTTGTGAATAATCGCCCTTAATTTACTATGGCATTCAGGGCATTCGTGTAGGGTGCGTTCTATCATTAGTGATATTTTATTATGTCAAAAACTAATACTAAAACAGTAATCGCAAAAGCCCCCCACATAAACTTTACCTGCCTATCCATATTTTGATACCAACTCTTTCTTTCTTTGCAAGGAAGCTCGGATAACTTTTCTGTGATAATGTCTATTTTAGTGCAAAGAGTTTTACGATATTCTGTTGTTGTTTCCATCCAGTTTTTAACTCTTTCCTCTAAGACTGCTAATTTATTTCCTTCTTCTTCGGATGGCATTTTTCTCCTATTCTTCCGTTATAGTTACTGAACCTGAATAAGGTGTTGTGTAATAAACTTGTATCTGCATATTATCTACATACGCATTATTCATTGTCTTATTATGAACAGCAAAACCATTGGCGATAAAAGTATTTGGTTCTGTTACTGCTAAATCGTAAACGTCATATCTTCCCTCATTTCTTGAAATATAGTCTATTGTCTTAGGAACAATAGAATTGTTTTCGTTAACATATATAGTGTCACCTTTAACCAACAAAGCTGCTGGCTTCCATATCATTTCATAATCAGGGTCAGTAGAATAATTAGGAACCAGAAAGGGGTGGGTGTCTGATACCCTACAATTAAAATTACCTACGGAGATATAATTCGTATGTATTACATTTTGGGGAAGAAGAGCAATAACTTTTGATGTAGTAAGAGTTTTATCTTCATTGAAAGATATTATATCCTCACCTTCTTTTAAATCTTCTATGTTCTTATCCCCAATAGGAGTAGATATTTTTGTTCCTTTAAGAAAGCATGCTTTAACTGTTGAGGAAAGAGCCACTCCAAAATCTGCGTCATTTACATCAGCTCCCGTAAGAGTTAGACCCCAAGTGTCATTGTTAGCACCATAAGTCGCTATACCGTCAGAAGAGCCTGGATACTCTGTAGCGCTTGCCTTATTCTCTGAACCAATACTACCGTCAGCTAATCTTAAGCTCACCCTCTTGTCATAGGTAGTAGTTGTAAAAGAATATAGTTTATGCCTTTCTATTTTTACAATTATTCCATTTATTACTGCGCTAGCGGGTATAGATAAACCAAAATTACGAGCTACGAGGTAATTGGTATATCTTTCACTGGAAGGAGTAGCAGCAGTATAAGCCCATTGGTCATTAGATGAAAGAATTAGGTAATTACTATTCCAATCAACAGATGAGCCAGCATAAATTTGAGAATCTCCTGTCCCTGGATTTACATATCCAGTATCAGCCGCAAAAGCGGAAGTCCAAAGTAATAAAAATATGAGTATAAATTTTTTAATCATAGTCCCACCAAATTTCAATTATTACATCGGTCATTAAGGCGTTAGGCACACTATCAAAAGAAAGATAGACAAACTTACCCGAAGCCACTGCACCGCTTGTGATAGAGGTATCAGTTAAATCTCCTGATGTCGTATCGAAAACATTTATCACAACCGCATTCGCTAAACCCTTACGAGCGTCGGCGTATTTTAAATCTCCGGCTACTTCATAAGAAGCCGAGGAAGTCGTTACCCGGATTTTGGTAATAGTCAAGGCGGCATCAGTTTCGGCAAAAACAGGAATAATCGTTGAAGCGGTTACAACGGCGTTAGGATTGACTATTGAGATGACCTTATGATGACGATTGCCGGAGATATTGGTATCACTATTTACTGCAAGAGTAGTTACCGTAGTTGCACCGGCTCCGAGAGTGCCGGAGGTCGTTAAATCAAATGAACCGGACTTATCACCTGTGAGGAGAGTTTGGTCGGAGGCTTTAGACCAAGAGAGAGGGTCAGATTCGGTCTGAGGATTGGCAGGAGTATAGACTTGCATTGCAGTATCATTTGGATACCGTTTTGCGTAATCCGCGCCAATGATAAAAGGAATCAATAATAATAAAAAGGTTATTTTTTTCATAGGTAACTTAACTGGTTATAGTATTTCCACACACTCTCCGCCCAAGTGGCTTTTGCTGTCCAAGAAGCGGAATAATTATCCTGACCCCCGGCATAACGATACTCAATAATTGAACCTGTAATCTTGAATCTCTGTATAATCCAACTACCGGAAGCAGACAGAAAACCGAAGTATTGCAAATCTGCGGCGGTTGTGTCCTGGTCAGAAGCCTCAAATTTGACATCCTGTCCGCCTACTTTATGGAATAGATACTGGTAATCGTGAAATTGCATATTATCCTTTTAGTGCGCTTTTTACTTTTTCTAAGATTAAGGCTTCGAGATTAGCCTCTTTTTTATTAAGGGCTTCTTCTCTCTTATCCAATAATTCTTTTCTTGAGGTCAATTCTTTTTTAGTTGAATCTTCATAAGCGGTAAAGTTAGTAACTCTTTTATGATAATCGTCAATAGTAGCCTGCGCTTGTTCCATCCGCAAATCAGCATCTTTGCGATACTGAATAACATCTTCAATTTCTGTAATTTTTGCTTCTCTTTCGGAAAGATTAGTTTGTTGCTTGCGTAAATCCTCAGATAATTTTAATTGCTGATTGCTTGTTTCTACTGTTTGCGCTATTTTATTTTGTAAATCAGTCTGCAAATCAAGACAAGACTGAAATAATGTTTTTATCTGTTCTATTACTTTTTGCAATTTAAGCCTCCTTGTTATTTTAATAAATTATCTACCGGATAAGGTGCTACCCTCTCATCCTTATCTATTCCGGTGTATAAAGTTTTAACTCCTTCATTAAAAGTAGCCAGAGATTCAGCTTTGGTGATATTCCAGTGTTTCTCTACATCTTCATCTTTTTGCACTTCTGCCCATTTATTGCCTAAGTATCCTTTAAACTCTTTTACCTTTTGTTCATCTGCGATAGCATAGTGGATATAAACAATGACCTCTTTTCCGACGAGAGATTTGTTTAAATAACAATAATGATTATTTCCGTTTTCTACAATCGTCTGGTGATATATCTGAAAAGGTAAGTCTAACTTAATTCCGTCTTCGTCTTCAATCACCGTAGTCTTTACGAAACAATCTCTATAAAAAATATTATCTGCCATATCTCTCCTTATTTTAAAACTCCATACTCACTAAGTACTTCCGAACTGTTTAACACTCTTGAGTGGATAGCCACAGATTGGATTAGACCGTTGAGTTGAGTTGCTCCTGAACTATCTGAACCTAAATAGAAATATGTTCCCCAAGCAGGAGCAGTGTAATTATTAATATCTGTATTTTCCGATTCCCCATTTGTATAAAATTCTGCGTTAGTTCCAGCAGTTTCTCCATAACAAACCACTGTATCCACGTAAGAAGTATTTAGTAATTGTGCAGTAGATGAAGTTACATCAGTTCCTGAACTATCAGTTAAATTTGGATAAAATGTAGATTGAGTGGAATCAGTAGATTTAAGCCATAACCTTCTTTTAGTATCCGTGTCTGTTAAAAATCTCATTATCCCATCATTTGCAAAACTTCCCCCCAGTGGCATAAACTTAATCGCTATCGTTTCTGTTGCCGCAGTCCTGTTCCCTGCAATCGGATATTTCAATACCTCTGCATCTCTTGTCAGTGCGGCAGTGGTAGTAGGGATAAAGGAAGTGGGATAGGGATTTTTCTCAAGTTGGGGACAGGCGACTTCTATATCTACCAAATCGGTATTATCTATCGCCGAAATTCTGACAGGAGTAACTCTGACAAATGAAGAAGTAGCGTCGGTTACGGTTATGGTATAACTAACTTTCTGCCAGCTGGTTGTAGTGGTTATTGCAGTAGAACTGTCATAATCTGTTATTCCTGCATCTGCGGCGGTATAAGTTGTAATTCTCGGTTTTATGACTACTCCAGTATTTCCAGTTTGGGAACGGATATAAAATGAAAGAGTTACTACATCAGTATTGACTACACTACCGACCGCAGTGCCAGCTGAATGGAAAGTTATAGCCGCTGAAACATCTGCGGGAACTCCTGTGTATCGTAATCTTTCCGAAGTCGCACCGGAGATAGAAATTAAATCGGTGATAGCAACATTAGTCTTTGTCGGTTCTGAAGCAGTAGAGACCGTAGTATCCCAATTCGTCCACATTCCCGAACCGTATGCCGTACCATCTGTATTTTTTAATAAATTCGTCCCTGCCGCCTCAATCATTAAACCTTTGGCAGAATGAAAGCCTGTCTCATCATAATAACCACCTGCAAAACGAGGGATATTGGAAGTGGTAGTTAATTGGATAACTCCATTACTGTCTATGCAAGTTGCAGGAGTTGTGGCAGGGCGAGAGGCGGTGAAAGTGGCTGTAGGTGAACCAACTGAATAAGCGGCGTTGAGAGAGGTTGCGTCTGTGCCGGATTCGTAATTTTCATAGAAGGTAAGACCGGAGGGAAATTCTGATAAAATTCTTTTACTTTCATCAAGACTTCCCTGAAACCCTCCTTGCATACGCCCGTCCATAGCAAGAACGGGTGAAGCAAAGAGAAATAAAGCTAAAAATAAGGCTATGAATTTTTTAAACATATAAACTCCTATCTCGGTATTCTCCTGTCGTAATCCGCACCAATTTGTTTGGAAAACTTAATATTTACTATCGTATCGGTTTGGTTTGAACCTATCCCCGTGATCTTAAATCTTCCATAAGTAAGGGGAACCGGAGATAATGCTTTATGATACCAAGTGCTTTCGGTAGTCAATGCGGTGACAATATCTGCCATATTCACCGGAATAGTATAATTTGCGTTTGATACATTTTGCGTAGTAGGAACGACAGGGCTTTCTTCTAACTGGATTGTTACATCAGCGACTCCTAATGCAGAATAGATATAATAGGAAACATTAAAATACTCACCATCTCCTATCATAAAATAGTCTGTATAGACTGTTCCAGTCGAAGCGACAAGTATATCCGCATCACCCGCTAAAGTTACATTTTGCGTAGTAACTGAACGCGCATAAGCCGGGCTTACCAATAAAACCAACATCAAAACTAATAGCCAAAACCTTTTCATACTTCCTCCTTTTTACTTGACAAGTGATTAAAAATATGCTTTACTTAAATCTATGAGAAAACTACTTTTAATAGGTGTTCTGCTACTTTCGGGTTGTACTTCTGTCGGCCCTGTCGTTACAGACATATCAAGCGATGGTAAAGGTGGTCTAAATATTGAACAGAAAACCATTGTCTATAACGCAATCTTTGGAGTTTTAGGGGCTAAAAAAACAACCCATACAAATATCCAATTAAACACTCCTAAATAAGAAAGAACGGATGAAAAATAAAATTAAATCCCTTTTCTCTATTCCCGAAGTCCGCAAATGGTTTTTCTATGCTTCCCTTATTGTTTTCGCTATGGTTGCCTATCATATTTTCTATAAGATTACGCATATACCTTATAGTCGCTGGTAATTAAAACCTACTTTTCTGTTGATATGTCTGCACTCCCACCCCAAAGACAGTCAATAACCCCACTGGTATTAAGCCTGGACTTTCTCTCGCAATGTCAAAAATATCCTGAATTACCATAGGAATAAATCTCTGCCCTACTTCTTTCGGAACGCTTACTTTTTCCCCACCAATGTCTTGACCCTTCATCAAAGTAATTATAAATGAAGGAACAGGGGCAAATTTTCCCTCAATAAAATGTTGCACAATATCAGCCCTTGTCATTGGTTTATATCCTTCACCTAAAGTCATTTCTTTTCCTGTGGTTGAACTGATATATTGACCAGTGATAAGTTGTCCGGCTACTCTTGTTAATTGTTGGAATCCACCCCAGACATCAATCCGAGTATTGCCTATTTTGATCTTTCCGAAATCAGAACTCCGGGGATCAGTGCCTACTTCTGCACCTGCCATTTTAGCCAAAGTTAAAACTCCTAATCCTAAACCAATAAAAGAAAATAATGATTTTAATGCCTCTTTTCTCACAAATGGGTTCTGTTTAACATAATAAACAGGATTAACTAAATTCAACCTTGACATAATTAAGCGCGGAGAAAAAAACACACTATTTAAAGTAACTGCTGATTTTTGTAATCCACCGGGCAGTGTTCCTCTACCAGTGGCGTTATTTATAAAATCCGCTATTCCTACTGCTAAATCCCTATTTGCTCTTGGACTAAGTCCAGATATTTCAGCCTTATTAACTAAATCCTTAAATACATCAAATCTTAGTTTATTTAGAAAACTTACATAAGCCCTTCCAGAAGCCCTGACCCCCCTACCTAAAACAGGGATTTTTTCAGCCCAATTAGACATAAAAGATTCTTCTCTTTGATTTAACAAAACATCCATTTCCGTAAGAGATAAACGGCTTCCTCTTGCTAATTCAAAATCGGGGTCTTTTGTTATAGATTCTTGAATTTGTTTAAATGCTTCTTCGCTTTTAAACGCACCAAACATCTTTTTAAACGCAGGAAAGAATTGTTTTTGCCTTCCTATAAAAAATACACCCTGCCTAAGTGGAGCCGATAAATCAAAAGAAGCCATAAGAGATCGGGGAATATTGGCAATCTGTAATCCGGCAAGTTTAAATTTCTGCAATAAAGATTGTTTGTCCAATATGGCATTTGTAAATTGCTCACCAAATACCCTGTTTAATAATGTAATTTCGTTTTCAGTTGGGACTTTTCCACCATATTCACCAAACAACTTAGCAAGACCTTCTCGTGCAGATAATTTATCCCATTCACTGATTACTGGACTATCCTTAACCTGGATAAACAGAGAATCTATATCTTCTTGTTTAAGCTTATTCCTGATCGCCTCAAATTCTATCTTTGGCATCTCTCCTTTTAATGCACCGAGTTCAGCATAAAAACCCTTTTCTCCTGTTACCTTTTGGCCCACTGCTTGCATCTTGGAAAATTTCTTAGCCCTCTCTTGTGCGTATAAGGTTTCCTGTTCCCCCCTTAATGGTTTGGCTTCCTTTAATGCGTCAATTACTTTTTGTATCGGGCTAATTTCTACCGGGGGAACAGTGGGAATTAAATCAGATGTAGTAACTGGCAAAACTTCGGGAGTCGTTGGGATAATTCCACCTTCGGAAGTTATCTTAGAAATAGCATTATTTTCTTGGGTTATTTTCCACCAACGAGGAATCCTTATTTTATCTCCTCGTAATACTGCGGCTAATCGATCATTGATATACAATTCAGAATTTTCACTTAATTTAATGATATTACCTTCGGCGTGTAAATTTTTAGTATTTAATCCTCTTTGTTCAAGTGCTGTTCTTATGGGTGCAAATGAATTTCTAATAATGTTTGCTTCTTCTGTGGTAGCTATCCTCGTTGCCGCCAATTCCCCGGCTTTTTCAAATCCTTTAATAACTGGTGGTTCAACTGCCATTGCTGTCCCATAAGAAGCTATGCCTAAATACCAATCTGGAGCATCACCACCTACGATAGATTTATAATAATTATTCCAAATATCTGAATAAGAATTATATTTCTTCATAGGAATAGGAGCAAGTGCCTTACCTGCTTCTGCGATAACCCCTATCGGATTTTTACCTTTTGGTTCTTGTAACCCTGTAACAATAGTAGATACTGGATGTTCGATAAAGCGTTTAAACGGCCAGCGGATTATCTTCACTGTTTCTCCTAATAACCCTAATCCTAAGTTAGCAGTAGTTTCAAAAGGGTGTTCAGTGATATACTTATCCCGTTGTTTTACCTCAAAACTATTTATGGGTTGAGCAGAATTTACATCAAAAGGAATTTTTCTTGTTAATTCCGTTTCGTTTTCCGCAATAGGTATAGCTGTGTTGATATCAAATGGCATTATTTAGCTTCCTCTATTGTTCCGTCAGGATAAACGATTGCCTTATTACCCTGGCTATCAATCATCAACTGACCTTTTCCTTTTGGAGAATTGACTATTGAAGGCAGTTTTTTGACAATCATATCTTGAGTATTTTTCCTAATAATATCAGTAGCCACAACTTCCGGCGCTTCACCAGAAGTAACTCTTTGCATATAGCTTTTAAACATATTGGCTATGATTTCTTGCTTCAGCCCCTTATCCTTACCATCATTGAATAATCTCTCAAGCCAGTTTTTTTTAGGCAAAGATTTTTCAACAACCTCTTTTGTCGCTGATTGGAAAAAGGTATTTAATACTTTGAAATCATTATCACTTAATTCACCGATAGCATTTTTATTTAACAATTCTGTTTTTATTTCATCTTCCTTTTTATCGGGGTTTAGTATGTCTAATGCGATTTTATTGAAAACATTATTTTTTGTTTCTGCCCCTATTTTCTTCGCACTCCTGATATTCTCTACTACTGCCTTTGCAAATTTAGGAGATAAATCTCCGTTGTTCATAAGGGAAAATATTTCTCCTTCTGTCGGTGGTTGTTTTGAAGGATCAATCATCCTTGTAACTATATTATCCTCATTAGAGTTTATTTTCTGCTTCTGCGCATAATCAGCTTCTTTTTCGTATTTAAGTTTATAATCTTTGGCTTTCTGTATTGATTCATCTCTGAATTGGTCTGATATGCCCGGATATGGGCCGTCCTTGCCATCTTCAAGCCCTGTAAGAGCAATACCGGGATTTGTCATTATGTCGTGGTTAACCACTGATGCATTAATATCCTGTTGGAATTGTTGGTCTATAATATCGGCTTGTCCTTTTGTATAAATACCGTTATTTACTCCATCTACTAACATCTGTTTAAAAGTAGCCACACTTTGTATTTTTTCAGCATCAGACATAGTCGGAAAAGAAGCGGCTATTTGTTTGCGTGTCCAATCATTTGCGGCAAAACCCGCCTCAAGTTCTCTTTTTCTAAAACTATTTTTTATTTCCCACTTAGTAGCCGTAGCCTGCTTGTTAAACTGATTCATAAATTCTTCTTTGGCTAACTGTCCAGTAATATGCTTTGCGGCATCCTGGCCTAATCTATCAATTTCAGATTCATATTTAGAAGAATCGAAATCAGTATCTTGATCCGCGCGAGAAGTAATATCCTGTAATCCCTCAAAACTTACGGCGTGGGCTTCCGAAGTCTGACGAAAATCTGTAATTTTGGTTAATGTTTCCTCAATACCCCTAATTGAGTTAATAACTCCTTCTTGTGTTCGTTCAGAAGCATTGACCGCACCTAATCCCATTTGAGGTAAATCAACATTTACTTTAAGGTTACTATCGCTTCGATATTCCGGAATTTTCGGCATAATCTATTTCCCCCCGCTTCCTGCGCCTGATACAAGAGCTTTCTCAAACATATTTAAAACTGTCTTTCCCATTCCGATATATTGGTCGGAAATAGCCGACTTCATCTGCATAGTATTTATCGCACTATTACCCTCTATTGAACTTATGCCTAAATCTGCGTTGATACCTTCATAGATTGCAGATAATTCATATTCTTTTTGGGTATTCAACATTACGGCCATAGGAGAACCTTCAAAAGATAATCCTGCCTTCGCATATCCAGCCTTTTGCTCACCAAACATTGATTGAGCTTGTTTTCTTATATTCTTTATGGCAACATCAGAACCTATTCTAACTAACCTTTTTTGAAGATCTGCCATACCCTGATTAAATTTATATGTGTTCTTTATTCGGCTGGCATTAACAAAACTTAAACCAATGTCAGTTAAACCACTTATTACCCCTGATGCAACCGCTCCATATCCACCACCGGAAGTAGAACCTGCTTTCGGTGAAACTTGATTTGCAGGGCTATTAATACTCGAACCTACACTACTGGGAAAATTAAAGTATTCCATTTAGATAATCTCCATTGATATAATATTAAATTGTGATAAACTATAATTGCTTAAAGGGAACAGATTTTTTATGTCTAAAATGTGCCGCCGTAGGTGTGGAAACATAACTGTTTCCTTTAAGCCACCGAAAGCGGCTTTTAATTTGGAGGAAAAATGCCTACTGGGATATATGATAGGAAAAAAGCAAAACTCAATAAAGGTTTGTTTAAAAAAGGTCATAGAATAAATAAAGGAGTTGAGAAATCCGAAGAACATAGAAAAAATCTTAGTATTGCTCTTAAGGGAAGAAAATCTTGGGCGAAAGGTAAACATTTTTCTAAAGAACATAGACACAATATTAGTATTTCTTGTATAGGTCGTCCATCCGCTTTTAGAGGAAAACATCATTCTAGAATATCTAAGGAGAAGTTGCGTCAATCGCATCTTGGTAAAAAAACATCTGAAGAAACCAGAAAGAAACTCAGTCTTATACATACAGGATTTAGACATTCTGAAAAATCCAAATTGATGATGTCTATTAATCAGCTTGGGGATAAAGGACATTATTGGAAAGGTGGAAAAACTAATCATAGTGATGGTTATATATATATCAATTCTCCTTTTCATCCGCATAAAGGTAAGGATAATTATATTTTCGAACATCGCCTTGTTATGGAAAAAATTATTGGGCGATATCTTACAAAAAGTGAAGTTGTGCATCATATAAACGGTATAAAAATAGATAATAGAAAAGAAAATTTGATGTTGTGTAAAAATAATATTGAACATAGAAAACTCCATAAAAAAATTAACCATTCATTTCCATAGAAGCTACTATGCTTAAAATATATAAAGGCAAACATTTTTCTTGTTCTATAACTATTTGTTTTTTAGTATCCCAACCCGAAGGGAAAGGAAGTGGCTTAATTCCCGTATATAATGGCGTAATTTCAGCATCCGCAAGAGCAACATCCCTGACTGTTAAATCATCCATTTTTTCATCTGTGCCTACTGTAAAATCAAGGCTCTCCAAAAGGTTAGCTTTTATTTCAGATACCCTCTTAGTTTTTCCCTGTGAAGTAACTCCACCCGGTTGAGCCTCAAGATCATTTGTCTTTAACCTTGCCGTATATCCTAACCCAACAGAAATATGGGCGTAATATCCATTTAGGGTTATCGAACCGTCAGCTGTTACAGTCCTGTCGGGATGATATGCCCCATCAGTAAATACTTGGACATTCTCCCCAATCAGATGATCTAATCCTGAAACCTCATTAACGCATTTCCTTGCTTCTCCTCCGGTGTCATAGGCGGTAAAGGCGGTTCCATCAACATTGACCCCGTCTAAATCTTTTAAACTAAATCCTGTGCCGCTTGCCCCGGCAACAATATACTCATTATCATTTAATTCAGTCATTCCGACTGTCGCCGCAGGGACTACTGTGGTAAACATATTATCTAAATAAAATATATTCTCTGCGTCAGCATTGACCATAGTAATTATTATGTTATCTATCGCGTCTTTATCCGTATCTGCCACCGCGGATATATCCCAAGTTACGGTTTCCCAGGTATTAGAATTTAATACCGTATAGGTTTTTTCCGTAGTTGTCCCACCCGAATCGTGTATGCCTATTTTTATATTAGCCCCGGTGCGTAAGGCATAAATATCAAATTCAATCTCATCAATCCCTGTTAAATCTATCGTCGGTGAGATTGTCCGGGTAAGTGTTTTATTCAGACTTCCAGTTCCTGCTACAACTTTTAAAGAATATGAACCTTGGGTTTTAATAGTATTTTCTGATAAACAATCAAGGCTTCCCATCGAAGTTCCGACCTTAACCCAGTCTATATAAGTTATGCAGTTTGCGGTATTGTAACCTGATTGTTGTAAGGTGATAGTCCCGTTAACTGTAGCGCTTGTAAGGGCAAAAGGCACATTTTCATATTTTAGGGTCTTGTCTAAATATACATCAACGGTTAGACCCGACCAGTCAATATCAAAAGTCCATTCCTGCCAGACATCTTGAACGACATCAGCACCTTTTAACACCCAGGATGAAGTTTGAAAAATATAAAGTCCTTCAGAAGCAAATCCTATCGGAAGATAATTAGTTCCGTTGTAGATATAGATTTGAGAAAAGTCATTGTTTGCTTGTGTGCCTAATTTATCAAAATATGCCCTATAAGAAAAAACTGTCCTAGCGCCAAATGTCCCGACATCCTGATTTCTTCTTGCAAAACTTCCGTCTGCGGCGGCTCCTGAATCTAATTTCATACAAGAAGCACCATCAAAAGTAACTTGCGTGCTTGCTCCATTTACGGCATCAGCATCCACCCAATCAGAAATATCAGCCATATCCTCGTCGTCTATGTCGGCATTTGAACGGATAGGATCATTACTGACATAATTTTCCTGTGCGTTAGCATTAGAATAATACTCAAAAGCATCAAGGGTTTTTTGTGGAATTTCTCCGGCGTATCTTTCTACAAGCCCCCTGATTTTTACAATATCACCATCAGAAAAATCATTGGCGCAGGTTATTACAACCGGATTAGCCTGTGTCGCATTGGTTATGGTTTTAGGATCATCTAAAGTAAGCCCTGAATGAACAAAGAATAAATCTTCCTGTTCGTCAACTTCCGGTGCAACCATATACTCGACATAGCGCCTTGTAACCCCTTCTATAGTCCTTTTGACTATAAACCATACCTCGTCATAACTTTCTTTGGGGATAACCGCCACACTTTCGTAATATCCATCTGTATCGTGTAAAGTCCAAGCTGATACCTTTTGTTCTATCTGCCGGGTAAATGCCGCAAGTTTTCCGTCATCCCGGACACACCATAAAATATTCATAGGTGATTGCTGATAATCCATTTCCACAATTCCGCTTTCTGTGATATGTTCTGAAAATGCGGTGGCATCATTAGTCTGGAAATTATCAACATCGAGGGCATAAGCATATTCCCTTAAAATCCTGTTATATTTCTGCCAATAATAGACATAGTTTCCTATCTGATAAGGCATAAGAGAAGATGCGGGAAATTTAGATTTTTTCTTTATGCGGGTGGTCGTGGGAGTAAGTGCGGTAGTGTCTGATCCTGTGCCTAATGAATGAAGTCCGCTTCCTGTTCCTATTAAAATCTCCTCTGAAGGGTAGAGCCAATTTATAACCTCTACCTCATTTGTGTCGGCTTTAAAACTCATAGGATCAGCTGAATCCGTGCCAATTTCAAAAGTCTTATAAGCCCCTATCGCCGATTCCCAGGTTGTCTGTGGTTGTGCTTTGGTATAGCCATAAATTAACCTATTTTCATAAAGGGTAACACTCTTAGGATAACCTCTATAACCAGACCAGGCCGCCTCTGACCAACTCGTGGTAGCCCCGGCAGGTAAAGTTCCGCTATAAAGAACAGTTGCCGTGCAAACTGTTTTAAGCCCTCCAGTTGACACGGTTACAATTTGAGCATATCCGTGAGTTCCAGTAATCGAACCAATAGCCCAAATTGAACCGATATGTGTTTCATCAAATAAAGAAGCGCCGGAAGAAGTAAGGGTGATATTTCCTGTCGTTGCCGAAGGCTCAATAGTGGTTGCTGTGATATTCTCCGGCATTAAAGCAGGGCGATTTTCTCCTGTGGAATAATCTATGTCGGTAAGTGTCCACGATGTATGCGCGGTTCGGGTCAATTCCGCTTGTGGATAATCAGGATGAGTAATATATAAAACATCTTCTTTCTGGGCGAATTGCAATTCAAAAAGGTCAGCAGTAAGATAATCAACACCGGATGTCAAGGTGTAAACTCTTGATACTTCTCCACCTGATGAATATGCGGTATATCCGGTAGTGTCAATGGCAGTTCCATCTATGTCCGTAAGAGTAAAGGTATGGGTAGAGGCATTATCTATCAAATATCTTTTTCCATTTAATTCAGTAGTTCCTACTATCTCATCTATATAAACTGTATCTCCGTCAGAAAATCCGTGCGAGGTAACTGTAATTACCCCAGTGGCTATACTGACAGAAATAATATCTTTATGAGTTTCAAGGACAGCTCCACCTTTTCCGGTAGTTGCGTCATCCTTATAAAAACGGATATATTGATTTCCAAATTCAAGGATATAGGCTTGAGTATCAGAGAATACAAATCGTTTTAACCTTGTGGCTAAAGAAGAATCCTTTACTTCTGATACGAAATAAGTACCAGGTGCCTTCTTTGCCCCGCCATAAAACTCAACAAGCATATTGCGGATTTCGGAAGCTGACTGGTAATATTGTTGAATGTCTGTTCTTCCTGCAAGGCGTGGGCTTAATTCACCCGCAACAAAAGAATTGATTATCGGAGAAGCCTGCATTTAATACCTCGAATTTAGATAAGTATCGTTTTGCGATTCATCAGGGGTAACTTCTTGACCATTGAGGCTCTTTGCCATCCTTAACTTTTGCACCAATTCTTCTCCCAAGACGTTCTTTAATTTAGCGTCTTTAGTGATCGGCATACATAGATCGTAAGCAAGGGAAGTCGCAAAAGCGTCAGTAAAAGAAGCATCGTAGATATCTTCTTCTACCCATTTATCTGCCGCTAAGTCTGTAGCAAAAACTCCAGAGGTATGCGCCGTTAGGCAGTAATAAATAGTATTACTTTGTAGAACATAATCTCCGACGATATAGGCGTGTGATGTAACCCAGGCATCTGGGTCTTTGCAATCGTATCCATACTCAATACTTATCTCATCAGAGTTAGAATAAAGTTTCCTACCCTTGATTTTATGCGTATAATCCGGTTCAATACTTGTCTTATTGAGGCGTAGGAAATCGGCGGGGAGTTGATAAGTATATGCATAATCTTCTAAGGCGGGTGTTTCATAGTCTGTTGATAATAACCAATACGCCGCCGCTAAATCTGTTGCGAATGTTCCTGAAGTGTGGGCGATTAAGCATTTATAAGTATATCCCCCGTTAGTCCTGTAATCTCCAATAGCATATGCAGTAGCGGTAACCCAAGCCAAAGTCGTCGTAGAAACTACCCGGCTTAAAGCGACCTCTTTTTTAGCGAAACTCCAAGGGTGTAAACGAAGTAACGATCTCCTGTTTAGGTCATAGATATCGTTTACCTTCCTGTAATTTTCCGTATCTTCCCCGATAGTAACAATCGGATTCTGTCCTAATCTTCTAAGCGCTAAATTTATTATTTTAAATTTCGCTGACATCTTAGCTCCTTTACTGTGTATGCGAAAAACGCCACTAAAATTAAAACTGTTGATGATTGCCTATCAGGAAAATGAAACATCAGGCTGTAACTTACTAAAGATAATCCCAGTAACAGATGCCATAGTCCATTTTTTAATAACTTATAAACGAGGACAAACATCCCTAATAGTGCGATAAATAATCCGATATATCCTGTTTCAAATAATAATTGCACCCAAAAATTATGTGCGTGTCGCCATATTCCCTCTAACGCATAAATATCCTGACCTTGAAAACCGGGAAACAAAAATTTAAATGTCCCTATGCCATACCCTAAAAATGGATGATCGGAAGAAAGGCTTATTGTCTTTAACCATACCGGCCCCCTGCACATCAGGAAGTTATGAAAGACATTATGCTTAAAAAAATAGGTAAGAATAAATACTACTAATCCTGACAATAGCCACTTATTTATCTTTATCTTTTTAAGTGCTATTAAAAAAGCGATACATAGGATAAGAAAACATTTTAACTGCATCCAGTTCCCCACTGTTCCATAACAGGTATTTTCTTTTAAATTGAAATTAAGCAGTTTGTCCTTATGAAATAATTGAATTAAGACTAAAACAATATCGAGGATTAAAAAAGTCATTAAGCAATTAGATAACACCTTCCAATCCTTTACCTGCAGGCATAAGGCGTAAAAATAAACACACCCTATCAGTAATATATATGCTTCCTGTGAAACAAGTGGTGATGTTGTGCATAATGAATTTATGAAAGCATATATGGAAAATAACTTAATAAATATGCTTACCTTTAAAAAAATAGTATAAAATCCCAAGAAGCCGAACATTAAGAATATCCAAAGAAAATTCCTGTCCGGGATATAGACTTCAAAATTTATCGGGGGACATAAAGCAAATCCTGTAATGATTATCGCCGATAAGTATGTGTATATTTTATTCATTAAAAAGGGCGGGGAGATTGCTCCCCCCGCCTTCATTATTACAATCCGCTATTTTTTAATGTCAAAGTTGTCCCGTTGTAACCGACTACAACCCATCCTCTTGTGTCATCTACATATTGCAATGTCAAGCAATGGCCATCAGCGCCAAATGAAGCGCTTTTCAGTCCGGTAGATGTAGCGGGTGTAACCGTAGTCGCCCCCACATAATCAACAACTATTATGTTTAAAAGTTGTCCGGCAGTTCCATTAGCCAAGGTGCAAGCCTGTCCGCCACCCACTAATTTTATTGTTCCATAAGTAAGGGGTAGAGTAGTCGAACCAGTAACCACTGTAGATACGCCACCATTGGCATATCCGATAGTCAATAAGTTGGTTTTAAAAGTCACTGTTCCTGAACCCGCACTCAAGGAAGTTCCGGTAACTGCCCCGGCAGAAGCTGTAATGCCTCCGGTTGTCGCAGTGAGGCCTGTTCCTGCAGTCATAGCTCCTGTGGAAGTTACAGTAGTGCCTGTAACAGCCGCCGGAGTTGAACCGCCTATTACCGCCCCATTGATCGTTCCCCCGGTTATTGTCTGGCTTCCTGAAGGTGTAACTGTGACAGTCGAACCATCAGAAGAAGCATCCAATCCCGTTGAGAAGTTTATATCTGTTGCCGCCCCAATCGAAGAACCGCTACTTTTCACTCCGACAGAAGCAAGAGCAAAAGAATAAACAAACACGACGACCAATAAGGAGATTAAAAACCTAAAGATATTTTTTTTCATATTTTCTCCTTAAAATTGGGGGCAAGGAAATTTACCCCGCCCCCCTAAAAGTTTATCCCTTTGCTACATACGCAACAGCAACTTTGATAGTCCCGGTAGCCGCAGAAGGCCCGGAAGTAGTAATAATCAAAGTCTGTCCGTCCCCTTCTTCAATCTCAAAACCTAATGATGCGGCAACGCCATCATCAGTATAATTGAATTTGTCGGCAGTATTTGCCGTTGCTTTTAATGCCAAAAATTCATCAGCATCAGCGGAAGTTCCAAACGATAGAGTTACCGTAGAAAGAGCATCCGCGTCTATAATCCAGTCAACGATACGCGCTCCGACGGGTAAATCTATACCGAAAAGTTCAATTACTGAACCTTCGGCTAAAGCGGAAGCCTCATACTCGTCATAAACCCACTTTACCTTTGCACCCTGATCCTCTGGGTCAATCGTGTTAACTGTCCCGGTATTTTTTAATGTCCTGTTAACCGCGTAAACTGTAGCCATAGTAATTTCCTCCTGTTAAGTTAAACTTATTCTGAACACTGAACCAAAACTACTTTTTCTTCTTCCAAACGAGTTGCACCATAGGACTGTGCCGCATAAACCTGTGCTGAAAAATGCAATCCCGGCATAATATCAATGGAGGTCAGTAAATCCATCCAGATACCTAATACCACGCCAGTTTTGTGATATGCCGCACAATTCCTGACACCTGTTGAATACTCAGGTAATCTCTCAGTCTGCACAAAGTTAAATCCGCAGATAGTCCCCGGTTGACCAGAAACAAGCGCTTTTACTGACGCATAATCCGAAGAAGTAGCCTCGGTGATAGCAAGCAAATCTTCGACCTGTTCAGCAGAAATAGCAAAAGACCTGTTCGCAGAATCAACTTCGTTCTGATCAAGTATCTTTTTAGCTGAACGGATTTTGGTCATATTTAGACCAACGGAAGAATGGACTATGATCTGTCCAGAAGGAACGGTCTTGGAAGTCGTGCCGTCTTTGCCAGTGTAAGCAGTTGCGGAGAATGAATTACAAACTACAGTATCTTTAGCTCTTGCCAAAGCCCCGGCGTTGTTCTGCACGATTTCGCTGGTCGGGTCTTTTAATAACTGTAATTTGTCGATTTTATCTATAAGAGGAGCCTTATAGAAATAACGCGGAACGATTTTCCTGCGGGCATAATTCGGATCTGAATTTCTTACGACTTCATTGCGTGCGGTCTTTTCATCCGCATCCTCAGAAGCTAACTGATCCTGGAAAGAAACTTCCCCGGCGCAGTTAGGTTTGTTGTAAACTGTGGGAGCGACTTTAACCAGTAATTGCTGAGTAAGCAACTGGATATTATCGCTATATTGGTTTTTTAATGCTGTATCTACGGCCATTGTAAGCCTCCTGTTAAAGTTAAGTTAAACCTGTCAATCTTCCTACTCTTAGGTTGTCCTTTTCGGGCCTGTTGAGTTTTGATACTCAATCCGGGCCTCTTTAACAAGAGGTTCTCCGATTACCTTACGCTTATCAGCAGGGGATTAACCCTTATCTGCCTTTAAGATGTTGTATTCGCCATCCTGTAGTATTCTTCTCTTTTATCTAACCAGTATTTATGTTCAGGATGTCCTGCGTCTAAAAGTTCCTTAGAGTGTTCCCTGTTTATTTTTTCAATCTCTAATTTAGCCGATTCAGGGGTAAGCATAGTTGAAATCATATTTACCCTTGTCAATGATTCTTCGCTTAACCCACTTCCGATATTGGCAAGCAATTCGATTACTGCCGGGTCATTGCCATATTTTTCGACTAACTTTAATCCTGATGCCTGATCTGCCGCAAAGTTACGCAAAACAGAATTGGCAAGTTTATTCTTTTCTTCATAAGCCATACCCCACTTAGTCCTTAACGCCAACGCCGCATCATCAAAAGATTTCTGATCCGCTTCCGTCTTGGCTGATAATCCCTGGTTGATAATCCTTCCCAATTCATCCATAACCATAGAGTATTGATGGGGCAATAATCCTGCCTTATGCGCCTTGTCATTAAATGCCTTGATTGCGGTCTCATCCAAACTTACACCTTCAGGAAGTTTGAAGTCTTTTGATACTTTATAGCCATTGGCATCAACAGGCCTGCCGAGTTGTGTCATAACCCTTTCGAGTTCTCCCGGTAAATAAGCACCATCTTTATCTTTCTTAGGCATTGCAATCTTTTCATGTCCGACTAACTTTTCTAATTCCCTGTAACCTTTTATAGTATCAACAGGGGATTTCCAACCCTTGACACCCACAAATGCTTTTTCTTCTTCCGGTAAAGTAGAGTTCCAATCCGGCGCACTTGCGGGCTTTGGCTTATACCCTGTCATAAACTCATCAAAAGTTTTGTAGCTTGCGATATCTTCATTCGTCGCCCCGGTATTCTGAATGAACGTGGTTACTGCCGGGCGTGATTCTTCTGCTACTGATTCGATAAACGGGATTACCAATTCTCCTGCCATGTTATTTCTCCTTTGGGCTTGTTACCCTTTTGCGGACAAGTTGTCCAATGTTTTTAATAAAACTGCCTATTCTATTTTCAGGAGGTTTTAATTCACTCCGGGGTGATAATATCGGCTCTTTAAAATCATAGGGCATATTTAACGGATGCCTTTTGAGATACCACTCACTCCTTTTATTTAATTTCTCGGCAAATCCCATTATTTAGTCAGCTCCTCTAAAATATCCTTAATGTCTTTATCAAGGATATTTTTAATAAGCATATAAATACTCCTGCGTCCCTCATTAAAAGCCATCTGTTCCGGGCTTTCGCTAAAAGTCGTATGGTTGATAAAACAGCGTTTCTCTAAATCTTTTAATACTGCCTTACCATCTTCACTATCAAATACCCTTTTATATAACTGCTGATTCTCGGCAATCTGTTTTTCTACTTCCTTCATCTGCTTTTTGTCATCATTCCAGAACATTATTCAGCTCCCACAGTTTGGGTTTCAGCAACATTCTTGTCCGCTTCCGTCCCGACCTTAGTAGCTTCTGCACCCTGTTGTATCAACTGCATTTGCATAGCCATAGCCTGCTGTTGCTGCCTGCCTGCCCTAATATCTTCTACCTCTCCATCATCACGGATAATCTTCGGTGTGATATTGGTAATATCAGCGACGTAATCAACGCACTCATCAAAGTTAATCTTGTCGAATACTTCCGGTTGCACCTGTCCAAATTGAGCGATAATAGCCATTGCCTGCGATAGATTCTGCAATTCTAAAGATTTCTGCGCTCTTGCTAAAGGTGAAATATAATCAATGACATAATTTTGACCCTGTAATTCAGGCGGTAACGGAGGAAGTTTATTATTACGGGCGGCAATAGAATAAACTCTCTGAATCATCGGGCTTAATTTCTCACGCATAATGTTGCCTATTGCCGAACCTAACATCTGCATCCTTTGGTTATTCCTTATCTGAACTTCTGTTGCGGTCATCTTTCCAATCTGTTCAATAGATAAAAATAAATCATTATAAAAAGCCTGTTGAATCCTGCCTTGTTTATATTGCAAATAATCCATACCGATTTTAAGATTTGACCCTGTTATGATTGGAGTGATATGCTCATTAGGATATCCCGCATTTTTTATATTCTTTCCGCGCGGATTAAAGTTATACGGCCTAAGAAAAGCCTCATCAGGAATCTCAAGCGGAGGGTTAGTAGATAATTGCGCAGAAACAATATTTTCATATTCCATGCTGTTAAGCATCTTGATATCAGGCAGGATATTCATTGCCGGGGAATAACCATAAGCATCACCCTTTGACTTTGCGAACCGGGAAACCATCGCAGGAAATTCCCTATATCCTGATTCCCTGACTATTGTCTTATTTTGCCTGTCTATCCATAAAGCGGCATAGGGCATATTCTTTGAATCTTTCTTAGACTGGTCGTAAACTTCCCTTGGTAATACACAAAATAGATATTTAAACTTGACTGAGTAATCAGATTTCTCATAACACTCTTTAACTTTACTGCCAACCTTATCCCCAAATTTCCCATAAGCCTGTGAAGCGTCAAACTCATATTCAATATAAGCCGTGTTTACCCTGCCTTGTGCGTCATTGAGGATAATCACATTCTCAATATTCAAACAATCAAACCGCACATCTTCTTTAATATCTTCCTCGGCATACAAAATATCCGTGCCGATAGAACCAAGCCCTAAATATCCTTCCACATCTTCCTGATAAAAATTAGAATGATTGATAATGGCGTATAATACTTCTTCGGTATCTTTAAGATAATTAAGCACATTACGCTTAGTCATAAAATTACGATTCTGAATAGCGATCGTAAACCATTTAGTCTGCGGGCTTGACATATAAGCCTGCATACCCGCGGCAAAGTAGGCGTTTGAAAGAATCGCCGTTGAATCATAAATATCAGTTGGAATCCTATCACCCATTGATTTAATCTTAGTGATATAAGCCTTGCGTGGCAGGGTGTAATACATCAACTCCTGCATATAAGTATCTAATGAGGCACGCTTGGATTTCTCTGAATCGTAAACTCTGATATGTTTAGCGGAGATAGTTTCCATTATCCGACTCCTAATGTAGTCTTAGTAACATTTGCATTTTCAGTAATGCCTAATGGACTGCTTAAAATTGTCTGTGTCTGCGATAATCTTTGTTTCTTTAGCTTATCTGCGGCAGTTTGACTGGCCAAAGCCTCTGCGCCTTTTACTTTAGCTTCTGCCGCCGCTACTTGCTGTGCCTGAAAATCAAGTGCCTCCTGTTGTGATTTCTTTTCTTGTTCGGCTTGTGCGGCAGAACTAACGGTAGAATATACACCTCCTGCTACTGCCGCAGTTACTCCCGCTATTGCCGCTCCCCCTGCCGCCGCCGAAGCACCTAACCAAGTTCCTACTGTTGCCGCAAATGGAACGAAAGGCATTTTTATCTCCCGTTAATTTTAAATTCGTTCATATCTTTATCCCACCAAGAAACTGTCTTGTATGTTTTTAGTAACTCTTTCAAATTGCTGTAAATTAAACTAAAATCACCGTCATTGCATAATCCGAAAATATGGGCATTATCCCCATTAGATTTATTAAATTCTTCTAAGATTTCTTTTTGTTGATAATAATTTTTATCATTTTTAACTCTCTCTAACTGTTCATCAGTTAATTCAAAGAAAATCGCCACGCTGTCTATATATCCGTTCTTAGTAAGTATTTTCATTACACCCCTGCTAATTGCGGTTTAAATGGATTGTAAGGTTGAGTTTCTTCAATCTCACCCGGTCTATTCTGCCTTTGTATTACAGGTGTCTTAGCAATCTGGAATTGCATAGCAAGAGCGTCAACCAAGTCATCGTGTAGTGACCTAAAGCTATCAATAGTCACGCCTAAGAGTTCGCTCTCTAATTCCGCAAGCCAGGAAGAAGTTTCAGGCAAATAAATCGTATGCGCCTTAAACCGGGGAGCGAGCATCTTTACTCTCTCTAACTTAGAACCCATATTGGCGTGTTCAATCGGCACAATATCAAAGAAGATATTACGCCTCTGCATTTCTTTATAGATAAATGGCTCAATCACATTCTTAAACTCTCCCTTTTCTATCCCGACAGGAATGCGCTTTGCAAAACCAAGATAAGGTGTCCATTTAATTACCAGCTTAAATAACTCGTCAATAAAGACATCTGAACCCCACCTACCATAAGGAAAGTCAATAATAATCCAACGATTATCTTCTGTAACCGCATTGACACACATAGCCCGCCAATCAGCTGTTTTTTCCCTGCTTGAAGCCGGATCAATCGTAATAAATATATTTGTATTCTTGATAATCGTGTCAACATAGAGATATGAATAACGCATAAAATCATCACGATTAAACATTCTGTTTTCAGCGCTTGTCGCTACACACATCCTCTCACGCATCCAAACATCAATCTGCCCTAACTTGCGATAATTTTCTCTTTCTTTCTCTATGCCGACTAAAGGAAATTTATCCGGCCACGCAGGTTCATTATTCTCATTGTAAATAGCAACCCTGCGCTTTTGGAATCCCAGCTCATCTGCTGACGCAATAGCCCTTTCTAAGATACATTTCTCACCTAAGTTGTTACCGATTAAGAATATTCTTGTATGCTGGCCTAAGAACATTACATCGGATAAGAACCAACGCCAGTCATTCTCTAAAACTGTATCTGATTTAGAATCCTCGGTATCTTGGGGATCATCAATAACAACAATCCTCGGCCTACGGTCTATATTAGCCAAGCCTCTGATTGAAGAACCCTTGCCATAGGCTTCTATGCGGATATTAACCACTTCTCCGACAGCATTCTTTACATCAACCGAGAATATCCGGGCTGATTTCTGCTTGATTTCAACAAGATTTGAATTTAAAACAGGGTTAGATAAATACTCATTTTCTATTTCGATTAACTTCTGTGAGGATAAGTCTGTATTCTGCTTGATTAAAACAATATAATCCCTATCCGGTGAAGGAAAACATAGGCAATAAAGCGGGAAGGCTCTTAAAACTATCTGACCTTTTCCCGATTCTCTGAATCCCTCAATAGCGAAACTATCTTTTTCTTTTAAGAGAATATCTGACCAATCAAAATGATATGCCGGGGGATTTAATTCATCCTTTCCGCTATTCAGTAAGTAATAACGGAATGGAACAAGATTAGCTTCGCTTTGTTTTCTTATCTTGATTATTTTTTCTTCTTGGGTCATTTATCCCTTACCAAATGTCCTGCACTTATCAGGATTAAAAACAAATGGAATGCCTGCTTTATACATCAAGCGATAATTTATATTGTGCTGTTTAATCAATTCTTTAGCGCGATTGAAATGCCCTCTTGCATCCGCAATCAAAGCATTCTCGATACGCCTTATTTCCCAAAGAACATCAGCCGGGCAATCAACAACTTTTCGCCAAGTCTTAATGCCATCTTCTAAAACTTCTCTTTCTTCTTTCGAGGCATTGTCAAAGATACAGCGTAAAACTAAATGATGCATAAGCCCGATAGAAGGAGCTAACCGATTCTTAATTTGTATTAGCGACATATTCAGCTATCCTCGACGGAGGAGTTTCAAATTTTCGGAATACTTCGTTGAAGAAATGATTGTGCTTAACTTCACCGGAGATGTCAACTTTATCCCTAAGTAAATCTTTTAATTTCAAAGCTAACTCAAGACCTTTTGCTCTTGCGCTCCAATCAGGTGTATCTAAAAATTCATTCGATATAACCTCATCAGGAGAAATTTTATCAATTCTTCCTTTTTCTTCTTTCTTGTAATTATGTAAATATCCTATAACCTTATTTGCGCTAAGCAGTTCGGATAACTTCTTTATCAGAATTGCGTCAGTAAGCCCTTGACGCTCTAAAACATCGGCAATCTTAACCCTAGCTTCAAGTTCTTTGGTATGGCATTTAGCGGTAGATTCAGAGAATCCGGCGGCGATAGCGGCATTGTATTTATTCATTCCAAGCAACCGATTCTTTTTATATTTTAATTGGCGAGTGTTCATAGTTTAGTTGAGAAGCCCAAATAAGGCTCTTGGCTTATTAGCGATCTATGATTTATCCCTTACGGGCTTCTCAGTAGTGTATGAAAGATTAAGAAAAATCCATATCCTCTTTAGTTTCAGGAGAATACAATATCTTTTGCATAAAATCGAAAGTCTGACTGGGGAGATAACTTTCTACCCCGTGCCAGAATGATTTATCCACCATTTTTTTTAAATAATTTTCAAGCCGAACACATATCCGTTTAGTTTTTAAACAAGTCTTGCGTTTGCAGATTTGGCAGAATCTACCCTTTTTAGCCCCACTGTGCGTTTGGGGGTAACCAACTACCACCATCTGTTCATTCGTTGAACACATAGGCTTTATTTCGCAAATTAAGGGCATTGTGATTCCTCCTGTCAAACAAAAAAGGCTAACTTGGCGTGTGGAGATACTATCTGCCACAACTTAATACCAAATTAGCCTCTCGTGGTCAGCCCTTCCGGGCCTCCTAAAGTCAGCTTTTAACTATCCTGCAATTCTCCGGTGTCTTTATGTCCTCAACCACAACTATAACTTTATCAGTCCATTTAACCCGCGCCTCCCCGTGGGATAGTAATTCAATCAGGCGATCTAAAACTTCATAGCGCTTTGCAAGTTTATCTTCCATCAAGCCACCGTAGGTATATCGCTTATCTTTAATTTAATGTTCCCTTTCGCCGCGACAAACTTGTTTATTAACTCCATACGATCTTTGATTACCTTTGCGGCGGTTTCCTCTTGCGCGTAAACATCCGCTTTGCGTGATTTTTCAAGACAAATTATAGCCCTGTCTATCCTACCCCGTGCTATCCAACACCCGGACAAGTTAAATAGTGCCTTAAAATTATTCGGTCGCAAGATAAGTGCCTGTTCATAATCCCCAATCGCAGTGCTAAAATGCCCTCGGTTAAAATTCATATTCCCCATATTTATCCAAGAATAGTAAAAATCTGGCTCATCAGCTATCTGGTAGAAAAAATGCCAATAGACATTTTTAAACTGTTTGATAGCCGGGATTAACTGGCGCAGATACCATCCAAGCAATAACCCGGCAATCCAAGGATATCCGATCAGTGAATAAGCAAGCATAAGGCAAATCCCCACATTCGCCAGATAATAATATCGGTTTGCGATATACTGTTGCCCGGTGTTTATCACATTGCACCACATAAAGACATTCACAGTAGCCCAGAATAATCCGAACACGGCAAGGTTATAATTCCATATCAGGTTTGTAATTAAGATAAATATGCCCAACACCCCAATAAAGAAATACTTATCTAAGCGATACCCTCTTTCAATCCCTTCCTGCGTATCAATAAAATCATCCATATAGCTTTGATAAAAAGAATAATGTAAAGCGAATATGCTATTAGCCAAGAAATATCCATAGAATTTAAGACCTATGATAATTTTTCCCGGATTAAGACTAAGGGCAACAGTGTTTTTGGCGTAAGCCTGGAGTTTTCCGTTTATATATTTACCATCCTTATCCTTGCCGAACATATTTCTTGATTTAGAATAAATTGTCCATATAGACATTAAGGCAATCAAGCTGAACCAATCGGGGCGCAGTAAGAATACGAGTGGGGAAAATAAACCATTAGCGCAAAAGAACCAAAACGGAGAAAGCAAGAATAGAAATGGCGCTAATAAAGGCAGTCCCCAGGCCAATAAAACAATAGTTGTCGTGATACTGTAATGTTTAGCGCTTAGCCATATTGAAACCTCGGTATGTAATGGATGTATTAAAAATAACATGGCGGCTAACAATGAAACTGGGTTATGCCCAAATACCAGATAGATCAGGATTGAGTTTATTAGGTGCAAGGTTGCCGGGATAATATGGTTAAGCATATTGATTTCTTCCCAATATGCCCGGCCACGGAGTATCATCCAAACAGTTTTCAAGCAAAAGTATTTCGGCAAATCATTAAGCCATATATAATGCCTCATTGTGTATGGGTGGTTAGCAATGACTTCGGGATATTTTTCAACTAGGGGAAGATATTTTTTAATAAAGGGGTGGATTAGCTTTTCTATTATTTTACTGCGCGGAACAGATAAGCCAGATTTTTCTGTATCTCCTAAGACTTGGAGATCATCACAAACATAATGGTATTTTAAGAAATTCATTTACACCCCCTTAGTAAAAATAATAAAAATAGAAATGGAAATTTTAATGTCCAGATAAGACATTCTTTTCTTTGTAACTTTTCATACATCCGCTTAGTCAACATTTTTCTAATACCCCATAAACTCAAACAACGGTTTTAAAGTCAACTCCTGCGCATCAAAAAATTCGCCAAGCTATATCCATTCATCGCCAGCACCCACCATAAGAAGCAGAAAAGGATCAGGAATAAATAGAACATTCTTTTGGGGTTCACTTCTCCCCCTGTTTATCCGTTCAAACTCAAATATGCTTCTAAGAATAACAATACTCACTTGTTTATATTCGCTCTTGGCGTTATATTGCAGGATTTTTTCTGTTAAATAATCAAAGGACAATTCCAACTTCTCTATCTTCTTGCTCGGTTTGATTTCCCAAGCATCAATACCACATTTTTTACAATATAATTTTGCAAATTCTCCAATATAATTTACCCATTCGTGTTCACATTCCCCAGAATTGCTGATGGGCTTACATCTACACACTATTTTTTCTTTTCCACATTTGGAACAAACATCACCAAATCTTGTTTCCTCTTTAGCGATTTTTCCTGAGAGAGCTTTGGCAAGTTCTTGTAAAAATGGTTCATAGTGTATATTATAATTTTTCGCTGTGTCATAAGGATGTTGCCACGCAGTTTTATGGATTATTTTTAATATTTCTTCCTCGCTCATCTTAGGCGGGAGTAATTCTGGAAATTCTTTTATTAAGAGATTAAACATATTTGTAGCCCAACTTGGAACTTCCCTCAACGCCTTATTTTCCATTGGAAGCCTCCTTGCCGAGTAGATATTGGGTAATAGTTTCTGCTAATCCATTGTAGTCAAAATCTAAAGGAACAGGATTACCTTTCATAGATTGCTCACCAAA